CCGCTGCTGTAAAAGCGGCACCAACGAGAGCCGCGATGACTTCAATCATGGCTCTGATGTGCTGCAAGCGGTCTGCTGGCCCACTGTACCTAATCGGTCAGGATTGGGGTACTGATCGTGAAGCCCCGCTTGCTGTCGATCACCTTCATCCCTTGCTGGGGGCGCTCAGGGGGGAAGCCAAGCTTTAACCCGTACGCAGTGGGCCCAATCAAGCTGCCGTTCACCGTCCAGCCGGACCCGTTGGTCAGCGTATGGAAGTGGCCCAGAAACGTGTGGTCAGCACGGATCCCGACGTCTTGCCGGTAGATGTATTTGGTTAACGGAACGGTGATTCCACCGACGCCACCCCCGTACTTGATGGCGTCTCCATGCAGAAAACGCAAAGTTTGGCCAAGCACCTCGACGTACAGGGTGTCGCCACTGGACACGATGAACTGGACCTTGTCGTTTTTGCTGTAGTGGCGTTGCAGGCTTTGGTACATCAGCCACTCGTATGAGGTGGCATGGGCATTGTCGGCCTGCATCTTCATCGTGGTCCGGCCATGGTTGCCGTAGCAGCAGGGGACTGTGATTTTGTTGAAGCCGCCGTTGGCCAACAGGTAATCCAGGCCCCTGATGATGGCCTTTTCGCACTCAATGATCTGTTGGGTCGGACTGAGCTCCTGGAGCTGGATCTGCTCCGGGTGCAACCAGTTGTCGATCAGGTCCCCACCCAGGAACACGACCATCTCGTTCACGTCGCAGGTCGATCGCACCATCTCAACGACCTTGAGGGTATTGACAAACAGGGTGCTGGACCGAGCGTGGAAAATGTCGACGTCGTATTTGTTCAGGTCGTTGACGGTCTCTGGTTTGACCACGGCACCGCAATGCCAGTCGGTGCACAGCAGGATCGGCACGGATTCACTGCGGGCCCCAGGGGCAGAGCTGGTGATCGGTTCGACGCTGCCGATGTCCTTGATGTCCAGGGCCACGCCAAGGCGGTCCTGGAGGTTTTCGACGTGGACCAGCAACTTTTCTTTCTCGATCGACTGGGTCCTGAAGTCACTCCGTAGTTTCCGGATCTCGACTTGGAGGTCGATTAGATCCGTGGCGCTGCGGTTCTTGCCGTTGGGACACATGCCCGACTTGCAGAACAGCCGGCCGCTGGCCTCGTCGCGCAACATATCCATGGCCGGCAACTTTTCCCGGCACTGCCGTAATCGGCGACAGGTAAATAACTTGTCGTCGAGAGTCACAAGGGCGCTCTGTTACGCCGCCAGCTTAACGGCCCTGTCCACGGGTCTTCTTGCGGCGGCCTGGAACCGCTTTAGACCGTTGGCCCTGGCCCTGGCGCGTGAGCTTGGGCGGGCCAGGCTGGTGGTCGACCTTAGCGGCACCGGTCTTTGCGCGGACTGCCATTAGCCTTCAAGAGCAGTCTTGATTTGATCAGGATCCTCAGCAATGTCAATGGCGTCCTGAATCAAGGCGTACTTGAAACGGATCGCTTGACGACTGGCCTCAGCTTCGGAAGCATCGAGACCAGGAATTTGCTTAGCGATGATCTCGTCAAAGGGGGCGAACTCTGCGTTGCGTTGAGTGCGGCGGATGTCGTGGCCGATGTTTTTGCACTGGTCCAGGTCATGCTCGATGCAGCCGTTGCCAATCACCCAAGCATTGCGGAAGAACCGATCAGCCGGGATGGCATTGTCTTCCACGATTTCGTAGGCGACACCTTCGGGGACATCTTTAGCCGCGACTTCCTCAATGGGAAGCTTACCTGTGGGGATGATGACGGATACGCCGCCTTCGGCGTTCTGGAAGATGATGCGTGAGGTGGTCATGGTTGTGGTTGTCATAATGGGTTACCGAAAGATGGCGACATCAATCTCTTGGAAATCAGTTAATGCGGCATCGGTATAATTAACGGTGCCAAATCCTATTGCAGTAGTTGTTTTTGTTCTTGTGCCCCTCAGTGATCCTGAGCCTTGGGCGCTTGTTCCAGATGTTTCAGGAAACACATTGACAAAGGCTGCATAATTAGCATCCGCTAGCGCCGTAGTGAAGTTCACCGTGTACCACCCCACCGCGTTATCCGTAATGCTGCTCACGTTGTAGCTAGCGCGGATCGCCACGGTGCCGGTGCCATTGAAGTTCACCCAGGCTTTGCAGACCTGCGGTTGATCGCTGGCAAAGGCGATGTTGCCCGTCATTGTGCCGCCAGCCAGCGGCAATGAGCTATCCCGAGCAGTTATCACAAAAGCCGTGGTTGCCAGTTGCGTTGTGTTTGTGCCAGCTGTTGCAGTAGGGGCCGCAGGTGTACCAGTAAAAGTTGGGCTGGCTATCGGCGCCTTTTCGTCATCCAATTCTTGAAGCGCAGCTTGGACCGTGGTTGCTGCAATGTTGCCAGCCGAAGCAAACGCAAGCTTGGTTGCTGCAATGGCTGCAGACGCATTGATGTCTGCGTTGACGATGGTGCCATCAGCAATTTTAGCGCTAGTAACAGCTCCCGTCCCAAGTTTGGCTTCGACAACAGCTCCCGTCCCAATCTTGGCTTCGACAACAGCTCCACTGTCGATCGTCCACACCGTGCCCCCGACCGACGTCGTGATGTCGCCCTTGTCCCCGTTCGGAATCACACCTGCCAAGCCTTCGACCAAGCTGTCGTCAAGCTCTTGTTGGGTGTAAATCGACTGCTTTGCGTTTGTGTCAAGATCAGCTGCAACCAAGGTTGCCCCATCGGCAAAATCAACAAGCGGTGCCGAAAGTGGCGTCACCCTGTAGACCCGCACCGCTGCGCCATTGGCCGGGGCCGTGTCCATCTGGATCAAGCTGTTGTTGACCCAGGTGAACGTGGCGGGAGAACCAGCCACCGTGGCGAGCACGTGCTCCCGCCGGATGTAATCGAACGCAACCGGGAACTGGGTCTGGCTCCCGTTGCCCGTGTAGTTGTAGTACGAATAAGCCATCAGCGATTAGCGGGGGGTGGGGGACCAGGACGACTGCATGCCGAAGTTAGCTTCAAAGGTGGCCTGGGCCTGGGTGGCCTTGTTTTCTTCAATCATCCTCGCAAGGTTTGGTTCCGTTGCCAAGAACTCAGCCTTGATGTAGGGCTTGTAGTAGCTGATCTCCTTGTTGATGCGGATTGCCCGGGCACTTGTGGTGGCCTTGCTGGGCTCCGGGGGTGGCAGCTGCCAATAGCTGGAGCCTGGGGCCACCATGGCGGTAAGCCCCTGGTGCAGCGTTGAACCCCTGGCCGGTGGCACGAACTGGCTGGTAATGACGGCCAGCTTGTTGAGCTGGGTCTGGGTCAACCTGTAGTTCGGCACACCAAACTCGTTGGGGCTCCAGATCTGGAACGCTGTGCCGCGGCCAGACAACCGACCGAGCTCGACGTCGACAGGGTCCTTGGTGCCGGTCTTGGTGGGGGCAAAGGCCAGCGGGCTAAAACCATTCACAAACCCTTTGAGCCAGGGCTGGTCCTGCGGCAAGTAGTTGACGCCCCAGGCCTGTTCGACGGGCGCTGGCTCGCCAGTGAGGGGGTGCAGCAGCGGTGGCATTTGGTTCGACAAGCCCGGGATCTTGTTGGCAAACCGTTGCGCCAGCTCGTGAGCAAAGGCAAAGGGTTGTGGCAACTCGGACTTCTCGATGGCCCGTTGGTACGAGTCAGAGCCCTTGCGGACGTTGTTGAAAATGGCGGGCATGAACCCGACGAGACGTCGTTGCACGTAGCCGGAGAACGGATCGACCTGGCCCTCTGTTGGCACGAAGCTCTTGTCCTGGAGCTCCGAGACCAGGTTGAAAATTTCGCCGACGGACTTGTACATGTCCTTGGTGAATTGCGCAAAGCCCACCTGACGGGCCTCCTCGGCAATCGCCAAGACGAAGTTGGACGCCAAAATTTCCCGGTCTTCCTTCGGCAAACTGTTGTTCAGGTTCATGTGTAGACCGATCAACGAGAACACGTTGGAGACGGTGTCCAAGGCCTGCAGGTCCCACCATTGCGTCGTGTCACCAGTCATCGGATTCTTGAACCGGATGGAGTAAGACTGTTGGTTAAGGCGCTGCATCTTGGCCCTGGTCTGAGCGTCGTACGAGCCAGGCCCGCTGAACTCAACGAAGCCACTGGTGGCCAGCATGACCCCACCCAGCAGCGTCATGTACGCGGTGGAGATTTCACCAATGGCCCGGGCCCTGGTGTTGCGGTCCTCGCTGAAGATGTCCCGGTAGAAGGTGTCGACGAAGGGGGCGCCAACGCCAGTGGCCCGCATAGCGGCCTTGGTGATGTTGGCGGGGCTGGTCGGGAAAGGATTTAGCAGACCCAGGACCGGGGTGTGGCCAATGGCATTCTTGAAGGCCTTAGGCATCCAGCCCACAGCCTGGCCAACGCCCATGCCACGTTGCGCCCAGATCGGGGGCTCCTCGTCCATCCAAGCCATGGCCCGCTTGTTGATCTCAGCGGTGTCGGTCAAGCCCTCTTCTTTGGCCTTGGCAATGCCGTATTCGTAAGTCCGGTCTTGAAACTTAACGTCCAAGGGATCGGTGAAGTTAATCCAGTCCATGGCGGCCTTGGCGTGAACCCCGGTAAACGCACCGTTCTCGACCATTCGGTCGTTGAGGATCACGTTGGTCCATTGGTTTTCGATCTTGATGTCGGTGTTTTTGGTGGCTTCAGCCCAGGCCTGGTCACCAGTCAACCCACGGCCCTCGGCCTTCTCGAGCTCCAGGCCCATGATCCGACTCCACTCGGCGCTGGGGCCAATGAGTGACGAGAAGAACGTGTCCAGCGAACCGGAGACCCGGCCAGAGACACTCAGGGCCTGCCAGCCAGCCTTGGCAAACAGGGCAGGAATGTTGGTGGTCTCAGGGTCAATCCACCACGGGTTGTCCAGGGTGTTGGCTGGGTCCCGGGTCTCGCCAAACAACGATGTCTGGTCGTCTTGGCCCAGATTCCGTTGGGCCACATCCATCGACGTGGCGCCCAGGTTGCCAAAGCTTTCGCCCGTGCGGAATGATTCCCCAACCAACCGGAAGGCGTTGGACCAGTTGGCTACGTATTGGCCGTACATGCCGATGTCGAGGCCGGCCTGACGCATGGCCCGGTACGCAGCCTTGTTGTCGCCTTTGAGGGTGGCGATGCCAGCTGCTGCGGTCTCAGCAATCGCCTGGTTGATGGGCATCGTGATGGCCCGGTAGCTCGAACCAACAAGCATCTTGGTCCAGGTCTTAGGTGACCACAGCAGCGCTGCCCGGTACGCCTGCAGGAACATCTCTTGGTTGAGACGACCGACGTCGATCTTACCCACGATGCTGTTGAGCTTGGCCCGCATGCCGGGGTTGTTGCGACCAGAGATTGTCACTTGGGCGGCGACCTCTGTCATTTCGACGGCCTCGGGGCTCATCACCCCTTGCTCGATGTCGGCCCGGATCTCGGGGTCGATCTTGCCCAGGACCGTGTTCATCGGGTTGGTGATCTCACCTTCGATGTCGGTGCCCATCGACTCGCCGGTCACTGGAACCTGGGGCTCCACCGCTGCCTTGGATCCGACGATGCGGTTGGCAACGTTGACGTCGTAAATGATGGTCTCTGGGGCGCCACCACCAAGCTCAAAGTCCGGGCTGAACCGGACTCCGGAGTAGCCCTGGCCCACGGCCCAGTCACGAATGGCAGTCTTTTGGGCTCCAGTCATGTACAGGTTTTCTTCAAATTTCTCCATGGGGCCGAGGTTGAGCTCCTGCACCAGGTCGGCAATGCGCTTGTCCATCGACACCAGGTCGAGGATCCGCACGTCACTGGGCAGGTCGCCAGCTGCAGCAACCTCGCCGTAGGCCCCTGCGTAACGCAGATCCTCAGCGAAATACACGCCACTGCCAAGCAGATTGCTGGCGGGACCAGAGGCCTTGAAGCCGTTGTCGACGATCGACTGGGCATTGGCTTCCGTCGTGCCGTGATACATGGGGGTCCCGGCCGGCACCTGCCTGTGTGTCGGGTCAAAGTCGTACTTGATCTGCATCACACTCAACCGCTGGCCGTCCTTGCGACTAGCTGTCATCAGAGCGGTGTCAAGACGGTGCTGGTCCTCGAGCCCGGACCACAGCCGTTGCATCGACGCAACGCGATCGGCCTCGTCGACAGCGGACTGCCACTCGATTGCGGTCATGCCGTTCTGGGCGGCGATGTGATCCCGGTGAATCAGGTTGGCGGCCAGGGCAATCAGATCTTCCTGGGACTTGGGGTCACCACGACGTGCGGCCTCGAGCCTGGTCGTTGTGGACTCAACAGCCCACCCATCGGCGTCCAGCTGGTCCATGGCGGCCTTGACGATCGCTGGCTGGCTGTAACTACCAATGCCGGTCTGCTGGGCCCTGCTGGTCAGCATTTCGCCCAGGGCCTTGTTGCTGGCAATCAGGACATCCGGAGGCTCCGGCACGTACTGGGTGTTGCCAGACTTGCTGGTGAGCCGACGCACGTCGCTGGCCCCCATCTGGGCAATCTCTTCGGGTGTCAGGTCCCCGGACTCCAGGGCCTGCATGTTCTGGTCGATGCGCCGTGCGAACTCAGCGGGGTCCGGGGGATCAGCACTGAACTCGACGTCAGGCCCATCACCACCGTTGCGTGGCTCACGACCTCTCATCTCGCCCAGGGCCGCTTTCTCGAACACGTCGTCCCAGGTCTTGAACTCGCCAAAGGTCAGGATCCCGTTGATGGTCCGGTCCACCAGTTTCTTCAGCTTGGCAAAGCCTTCGATCGGCTCCTTGCCGAAGCCCTGCATGTACGCGGCAAACCCCTCAGCTTCCGTTTCCTTGCGACCGATGCTGCCGTCCCGGAACCTCTTGGCGGAGTTGAAGGCGCCGTTGGCCTCGGCTTTCAGAGCTGCTGCCTCTCGGATTGCTTTTTCGCCGCGAGCCAGGACAACCCGCTCCTTGTCGGTCAAGAACCATTTCTGGAGCCTGTGGAACGCCTCGTGGTACACGGTGCCAAGCACCTGCGTGAACGACCTGGTCTTGCCGTACGCAGACATTGCGACACGGATCTGGTCATCGGCCATGCCCCGGGCAAAGTCACTCATGAACAGGCCATTGATCTCGGCCTCCCTGCCGACCAGGCCCATGTCGCCGTACGCCCGGGCCTGCCTTTCGCCGTAGACAACCTTGAGGCGATCCACGACCTCAAAGTCCATCACGCCTGAGATGTCGTAAGCGATCAGTGCTAGGTCGTTGGCTTGGCGATCGGTGATGCGTGTGGCACCAGTGAACCCTTCACCGACGGTGCCACCGACGCCGGTCTCAACGCTTTGCCAGCCCTTAAGGTTGGGCAGTTCAGCCGAGAAGTCGGCACCACCAAAGCCCTGGTTCTGCACTTGGAGCGTGCCGGGTGCAGCGGTGGCCGCCATGTCCTTGATGCTGGGCTTGACGACGCGGGCCCCGTACGCAGCAACCTCAGCCGGGTCCAGGCCATTGGACTCCAGCCAATCCCGGTACTTCTGGTGCGACGCAGACTTCTTGCCGGTGGCGTCACCAGCCAAGGTGTAGGCGACGCGGTCCAGGTCGGTCTCGAAGGCCAGCTCGAACTTCTTCTGGCCGTAGCTGTAGCGGGGCTTGAGACCTGCTAGCTCACGGGGCAGGGTCAGGCCTGGGGTCGGGGGCTCAATGGCAGCAGCGGCGACGTCGCCCATGGGCTGGACTGCCACGCCACGACGACCCAGCCAGGTCCGCAGTGCTCCAGCGATCTCTGTGTTGCCAACGGCTTCAGCAAACTCGAGGCGCTCGAGCGCTTTAGCAATGGCTTCGTTCTCGTCTTTGCCGCCACCGGCCTTGGCCGCGGCCCGGTCCTTGGCCGTGAAGCCAGGGGTGATGGCACCGGAAGGGGGCTCAATGGCAGCAGCAGCCACATTGCCCATGGGCTGGACTGCGATGCGGGGTTCGGCTGGCTTGGCCTGGATCGGTGCCGGGTTGCCGGCGTTCTCAGGGGGCCTGTCCTCTGGCAATCCCCTCAGGTCGATCTCCTTCTTGCCACCAGGCAAGCCAAAGTCCCCGGTAAACGTGATGCCGTCGAAGCCCTCCTGCTTGGCGATCCGCATGACCTGGGTCACGCTGGCAGTCGGCGGCAGGCCCAATGCGTCCCGTGCGTCAGCCAGGTTCTCGACCTCGAGGGGGTCCGCAAACGCGGTGGCTGGGGCCTCAGGCGCTGGTGCAGGCTTCTCGAGCTCCTTGGTGGCCGCCTCTTCCTTGATCAACCGGGGCCCATTCATCTCCTCAGAGATGGCGTCCCTCAACCGCTGGAGATTGAACTGCACCAAATTGGTTGCAGCCTTGTCCCGGCCCTTGCCGGCTGGCATCTGGGCCGCAAGCTCATTCAGGATCGTGCGGACCGGACCCTCGTAAGCGGTGACACGGTTGAACACAGCGACGGCCTCGGCTGCCATCTTGCGTGCGGCTTGGCTGCCTTCGACGTTGATGGCGTTACCAGCGGCCTCGAGGTAACTGGTGTTCTTGGTTTGGGACGCAGCAGCCAGGGCCCGCATCTCGACAGAGAGCTGCCGGTACGCAGCGGTCCTGATGTCGATCAGGTCCACCACGTTGGTGGTCTTGAACATTTCCTCGAGGCCGGGGATTGTGCCGCCACCGCCTGTCGCTGCTCCTGCGAACTTGGCCTCCTGCATGGCCTGGACGATCTTTTCGGCCGACCACTTGCCAGCGATCGCTTGCTTGGCGACGTCACTGATGATCGCGTCGTCGATGTCAGCAACAGAGCCCAGGGCCACGGCCTTGGCGGTGGGCA